ATACGAGTACACACACAAACGGGCTATATTTGTAACTATTACAATTATACTGATGTAATCTAACTGGGTGATTCATGTTTTGAATATTATTTATATAATACGCAAATTGTGTCCTATGTGCCTATATACACGCAATTTGTGGGAGTACCGCCACACCCCCCAACGGCAGGAGCGAGGCAGGCGTATTCATTCCCCCTCTATAGAATTTTTATTTTTTATTTTATCCAAAAAGGTTAAATTTAATTAACTTTTCAGCGGTAATCTGTCTGTATTGTATAAATATTCGCTATGACGCTTTGTTTTTAGCTCTTACGTGTAGTTTATCACCCGATAGGTTTAAGACGCTTGTACGCTTTCTAAACTACCTTAAACAGCGTCATTCCGATTGTATGGGTATCCTCAAATTGGGAGGTTCTGAAATGGAGATATATGAGCAAGAGAGTAATATATATAGATAAGCTACACGACCTACATAAAAACATAATTGGCTGATTTTCAGTTTGTTAAGTACGAAATATGGCATGATTATTCAAAAAAAAGTTCCATTTTCGCTTGATTTTCTGTATATTTATACATATATTTGCCGAATAAAAATTCAAAGTTGGTACAAATGACGGGAGATTTTACGTACAGAACGGCAATATCGGAACTATCCAAGTTGGTGAACAGGGACAGGTTAAGGGAGATTACGGCGGAAGGCGGTGCCGTGAAGGGTGTGAAGATGCGCCTCATAGACGAGCTTAGGACTGCCGTGGAGAAGTCATCCCTGTCCGTGTTTAACGGCTACATATACATATTCACGGGGAACATATACGAGAGGATAAGCAGGCCTGACTTCGAGAACCTGACCTACGAGCTGTGGAAGCAGTTGGGTCTTCCCATGACCATGTGGGACAAGAGAAGCGGAGGTGTGGTGGACATTATGAGCGGGATGGTGTTCTCCAAGCACATATACCCCGACAACTCGAAGATTGTATTCGAGAACGGCATGTACGACTTCGATGCGCATAAGTTCTCGAAGGAAATCACGAAGAAGACGGTGCAGTTCTCGGTCGCCCCGTTCAAGTACAACCCGTTTGCCGTATGTCCGCAGTGGAACATGTTCCTAGACAGCGTATTGCCCGACAAGGATGCGCAGGGTATGTTGCAGGAGTTCTTGGGAAGCATCTTCATAGACCGCAAGAAGGTGAAGATTGAGACCATGCTCATACTGAAAGGAAGCGGCTCAAACGGCAAGTCTGTCATATTCGAGACGCTTATGGGGCTGCTAGGGAAGGACAACGTTTCCACGTATGGCGTGCAGGAGCTTGTGTTCGGGAACTACAAGGAGCAGAACATGGCGAACATAAACGGCAAGAGGCTGAACTACTGCCCAGAGGTGGATGCGATGAACATACGTGGAGACAACGCTTCCTTCAAGGCTCTCATAAGCGGTGAGCCTATGCGTGTGAAGGTGCTGTACTCAAATCCTTTCGAGGTGTACGATATACCTTTGATTATGGGGAACTGCAACAAGCTGCCGAAACTAGATACGTGGTCTCACTCCATGCGCAGACGTGTGGTGGTGATACCTTTCGATGTGCAGATACCCGTGGAAAAGCAGAACCCACGACTCGCCCTAGAGCTTGCAAACGAGTATGCGGGCATATTCAACTGGATATGTGTCGGTCGTGAGCGTTTCCGTCTGAACGGATGCAAGTTCACGGAGGTGGCGGGTCTTACCAACTACCTAGACACGGTATGCAGGGGCGACATGAACCATTCTTCCGCAATCAGGTACATCTACTCTTCGGACAAGGTGGGCACGATGTGGAAGGCATACGACTGCACTAGAACGGGACAGACAGAACTAAAGGCTACATACGTTACAATCACGGAACTGTACGCAAACTATCGGAAGTGGTGCTCAAAATACAGGATTCCCGATGTGCTGTCCGCCCATGTGTTCCGTGACGAGCTGAAACTTGCGGGGTTCGACTATTGCAGAAAGTCTTTGGGAATGTGTTTCAAACTATACGAAATAAAAAATAAAAATCTTGCGAAATGAGAGGAAGGACAAGTGCGGATGACAGGACTATGCAGGTAGGGAATATGTTCCAGCTTGCAACCGAGAATGTTTATATGGCTATGCTTCGGGCTTGCGGATGTGCGGACTACGAGGCTTATGCGGTGTCTAGGAAAGGCGAGTTCGACTCGCTATCCCCAGAAGCACTTAGGATGCGTGCATCTAGGGAGCTTGCAGACCATGAGGGTATTCAGCAGTGTACGGACTGGCTCAAGACATCACGTGTAAAGGGCGACACTTCCGTATTGGATGGCGTGAAGGCAGACGGGAAACAGGCAAAGGGCAAGAAACAGAAGGTGGGTGTGTATTCCAAGTCGGATGCCCTTGCCACCGTGAACGAGCTGATTGTAAGGGGCGGTCTTACCGACAAGGAGAAGTTGGCAGCCATAGACCTTCTGAACAAGTTGCAGCAGTGGAACAAGGAAGAGACGAAAGAGGATGAGCAGCTTATACACTTCTTCCTTCCGCTCACCTGCAAGCGTTGCAACCTGTACGAGGCTGAAATGCAGAGACGTAAACTTAACGGGACAATATAGATATGGAAGAACAGATTGTAAGGCTTGTGGAGGTGAAGGATGCGCTATTCAGCACATTCAATCAGATTGAGGACTATCTCATGGAAAATGTTTCCGTGGATGCCAACCCGATATTCTTGAGCACGGGGCAGGAGGAGATGGACTCACGTCTGTACAATATCAGAAACGCTGTCGCCATACTTATGGAGGGGGCAAGTGAAGAAACCAAACAGAAGGTGAAGGAGGAATTGCAATGAAGGCAGGTGACTATGTGAAAATATCGGATAGTGCTGTTGGCAAGTTCTGTGACGAATGGTGGGAGATAGACCATATAGACGATATTCACGGGATTATATACGTGCGGCAGCCATACTATGACGCTAGGAAGATAAGATTGTACACAAACCACTACGTGTCATTTACAAACATTGTAGCATACGAATCGAAGAAGGAGCATGATTTGAAGTTCGATGCGAATATGATTGAAAACAAGCTCCGTGAAACGATTTTCGATGTTAAGAATGCATTTAGTAAAGACTGGAGCTGGTCTCCCATACTAACAGAAAAAGATGCACGAGCCATACCGTCGTTTGTAGATAAAAGATATGACCGTTCCGATGCCTTCAAACAGATTACCGATAAAATGCACGAAACGTACAAGGCAAAGAACTATGACTACGGAAATTCCTTTGACAAGTCTATGGACGAGTTTGGCCTTACTGCGGCTGTTGTACGTATGAGCGACAAGATGGAACGTCTTAAATCTCTTACAAAGAAGAAGGCGCAAGTAAAGGATGAGAGTATTGCAGACACTCTAATGGATTTGGCAACGTATTGCGTAATGACGGTGATGCACTTAAATAAAGAGGAATATGGATATAAAGACTAAGTATAATATTGGCGATAAGGTATTTTATATTCACAATAATCAATTGTGTAAAGGAGCCGTGCATGATATACACGTATTAGTGTTTCCTGACGGTTTAAAGAGAAATATTTCCATAAGCTATTCAATACGTAATTCTTTCAATATTGAAATCGCTGATTTTTTTGAGAAGGATTTATTCGGAACAAAAGAAGAACTTATAAATAATTTATGATATGAAAAATATAAAAACAAGTGACCTGCGTTTAGGAAACTGGCTATACTACGCCAATGAGACAAAGTTCATCATGCAGGTTGTTGCAATAGGTGATGATTGGGTGCAGCTTGACTTTGAAGGAAACGATGGAGATTCTTTCGAGATTAACGGAAACGAGATTTGCCCGATACCTATCACAAAAGAATTTGTTAAACATATTGCAAACAATGTTCAAGACGTAGAAGAACTTGGTTTTATGATTACTATAGGCGGTTCATATATGGAAGTTAGAATGGAATATAAAGATAACGAACTCTATTTAATTCCTACTATAAATTGTGACGAATATAATATTGGAGAGCCTATTAAGTACGTTCACGAACTTCAGAACCTATATCACGCTTTGACGGGTAAAGAACTTGAAATTAGGAGGGAATGGCTATGATACATCTAATAATCCTTACATTGGTAGACACAAAAGAAAAGTGCGCTTTTGTAATCGAAAATATAAATAGGATATATGTTTACGCATATCGTGATGAACACGGGTACAGATATACTGAAAATCGTGTAGATGATGTAAGTGTCGTAGAGTCAGTTGAGGAGATTGTAAAACGAATAAATCAGATAGTGTATGGGGCAAAAGAATGATATACAAAACATAATATATAAAATGTTGGGAAAGCATATTAATGCTTACTACGATAAATTAGAAAGAGATATTGAATTCCTTCTTCGTAATGTTATTGACAAGCCGATTAAAGGTAAGATAACGAAAGGAAAACTTAGATGGAGAGGAATAAATACAATTGTATATAATTACATGAACGAACCTATCGGAATTAAACAAAGAGGTAAATTAATATTATTTATAGATAAAGAAAAATAGTCTATGGAACAGAAAAATGATAAAGGATATTTCGTTGTGGATATGGGGATATATCCACGTAAAATGTATATCGTAAAGGGTAGAAACAGTGGCAAGGTAATAACCGATAACTTCAAGGGAAGAAATGATTTGGAAATAAACACTGCCGACTGTTCGCAAGATAAATGTGATGTTTGGGATGTCGTTGAAAAGGAATCGCTTGACAAAGGTTTCTTGATATGGTTAAGGCTTTCACCAACAGTAGAAGATTACGCTCACGAGGCGGTACACGTTGCGTTTGATACCTTCACCGACATATCGGCAGAAGTTGATGCTGACAATCAAGAGCCTTTTGCATATCTCGTTGGATGGATAACTAAGCAACTGCATGATGCCTATAACTACAAAGAACACAAACTAAAATAGTTATGGAATATTCAGATTATTACCCTAAAAGGACTTTAAAAACGAAAAAGCAAGTCGAGGCATTTGTAGATGGTCTGAAAAGAAAAGGCTTACAACCTCCTTACAAAGAGTATATCGGATGCAGTATAAGCGTTAAGGTTTCGCATGAGTTCAAGAATAACGATGATTTCTTATCATGGTTGTATGATATTGGAGTATTAATTAAAAAATAAACGGACATGGATATAAGCGACAAGGAAATAAGGAAGATGGCTATCACATTTGTAGCCAACTGTGAGGATTCGGAAGGCAAGAAGTACCCTGAATACGTAAAGAAGAATATGATTAAGTCCTACATGGCAGGATATAGACATATTTGATACAGCACTCGGCTAACCGAGCAACTTAATATTTACTACTATGGGTTGCAAGACTAAAGGTGGCGGCACAAAGAAGAAATAACTTCAAGCGTGCAAAGGGTGTACGTAATCAGTTTACGGATGCCCGTTTAAAGGACAAACTAAAATAAAATATATATGGGCAAACAGAAAGACAGAATGGAGATGCTAAGGTTAGGCAACTTTATAGCGGATGGAATCTTAGACAAAGACGGTCATACGACATTCATAGAGATACGCACCGCAAGCGGGAACTGGAAGATGCGTTTCGATGAGAGTACATGGATGTTCGGAATTATGAAAACCGTATTCGGTATGAACCCCGACAAAAAGGATACTAAGCAGTGGATGAACTATCTGCACGCTGTAACGAATATCCTGTACCAGTTCGGGACTTGCGGAATACCTATCGAGATACTTCCGAAGTTGGATAAGCTGATTATGGACTACATAGACGAGATTTCCAAAAATGCGAAACAGCCTACGGATAGTGAAGAAAAGGAAACTCTTGACGATATGAAACGTGAGTATGATATGAGGGATGAACTTAAAAATATAGATAAGAATGGAAACTAAATTCAAGAAAGGCGATGCTGTTACATTTGAATGTGCAGGTCGCAAAACATCGGGTATGGTAGAATGTACGATGCGTGAAGGCACTTACAGGGTGAACTCGCATGGTATGTATGTGGAGGTTTCGGAAGATGCGCTTACCCTGAAAGGAGGGGCGAATAAGTCCGAAGAAAAGGTAGCTGAAAAGCCGACCGAGAAACGGAAGTACAGGACAAGAGGGAAGATAGGATAGGTATAGTACGTTTTTAAGGTAAAGGAAAATGCCCGTTGTTCTCACGAATGGCGGGCATTGCTGTGTTTAAGAAAAATCACAAATTAAAAATTAATAACCTACATATATTGTTTAACTAAAAATTATGCAAATATTGGTATGGCTATACATACGCAACGTGGATGGTATGGAGGCAGATTTCCGTCTGTATGAAATCCTACATTACTGTCACAAATAGAGCACGGATAACTGCTGCCACGTCTTACCTCATATCCTATTGCGCCCTTGGTGTTCCAATCATCGTACCAATCATACATCCATGCATCCCCTATCGTGTATCTGCCAAGCGTGTTGATGGAATTGAAAGCGGAATTGCTTATACCGACACCTAGATGAAGTCCTTTACTTGCCAACACTTCCGCTTTCCCTTGATTTAATTTGGCAGCATCCTTGAATATCGGATTGAGGTATGGTGTGTGCACATATTGCTTCATACTTGCTTTCATTTTCGCTTTTGATGCACCAATCAGCAATCCTGCCGCAACCAGACCTTCAATCTCTTTTCTGTATGTGTCCGTATGATTATCCAACCTGCCATAGAAGTTGTCTCCCGATATGTCACGACCGATATGTGCAAGTATCTTGTCCTTATTATCTTTGTGAGTGGCTACTGCTAGTGTTTCGGTTATGGATATGATAAGTTGTTCCATCTCTGAAATCAAATCGTCTACAGCCTTTTTAATCGTGCTGTTGCAGTCGAATGTGAACATATTTGGCGGTACGTTTGCGGCATAAGCAATATCCGTAAGTTTGTAGGCATAGTCCTCTATAATCGTTTCTAGGTTGTTCTGAAACGAAATTCGGCACTTAACCTTTGCCGTAGATATTCCTTTGCCTGCTCTACTGCCGTCATTTGTCAAATAGATTTTGTTGTTTCTGCTTTAATGCTTCACCTATACGCTTCTGCGCTATCTCAAAGTAGTTATCATCCTTTTCAATGCCAATAAAACGCCTATTGGTATTTACGGCTGCGACACCTGTGCTGCCACTGCCACAAGTGTTGTCTAACACAACGTCATTTTCATTGGAATACGTCTTTATTAAGTATTCCAAAAGAGCAACGGGCTTCTCCGTGGGATGATATGATTTTCCACTAATATGCTTCTTTGGGAATGAAATAATAGAAGTGGGATATTTCTCATCAGAAATAATCGTAGGTGTGCTAACAAAAGAACCATAGCATCTGTTTACCTGCTTTCCCATACTTCCTTTTCCGTGATTCCTTTTGTGCGGTTCGCATTTAACCATCTGCGGTTTGTATGTGGTCTGTCCGCTGCTGAATACGCATATATCCTCATGCTGACGCAAAGGTTGTCTATTAGCGTTCAAGAAACCGTTTTTAAGTACCTTGTCCCAAACCAAATTATATCTCCACCAAGTAGGATTTGACATCATCAGACGTGCCGTGAACATACCTTGCGAGAAAAGAACGATTGCAGCATTTGGTTTGGTAATACGTTTGTATTGTTCCCAAAGTGGCTCAAACGGTATCATACTGTCCCATTTTGCAGACGGATTTGACTTGTTTAATACTCCATAAGGCAAATCGCAAAGTACCATATCAACGCTTTCGTCAGGAATTGTCCTTTCATCAACTTCAAGGCAATCACCGTGCAATTAGTTGTATATGTCGTTACTTTCCATTGTTGTTAGGTGTTTTGTTTCCATTGTTCTGCTGCTGCTTGATTGCGGTATCTGCATTTGAATTGGCTGTCTTTACTGCTTGCTGCTGCTGTTTGACAAGAGTTGAAAGCATATCAGACTGCTGCGCCTCCTTCTGCTCTGCAATGATACGTTTCCATTCATCGTAAGCACCGTCTCCAGTCTGTTCTGATGCGGTCTGTTTAGACTTGATACCTGCGCCAACCTCTTGAACAAGATTGTTAATTCGTTCTTGGTCGTTTTGAGGTATGTACGGAATAACCCACGAAAGAATGTCAAGGTTTGCCATCTGCGTAAGACATTCCTCTTCTATCGAAATACCATACTTGAACAGTCTGTTGAGGCGTGTAATACTATCCTGCAAAAGACTTGCGTCATACATGGCTTTCTGCAAACATGGGAAGAAAATCAACTTGACTGTCCCCGTAGGTGTGTCACCGCTCTTCATTTCGGGAGGTTCTACGCAATTAGAACCACGGAATATGTTTTTGAGCATAGTTTCCATTTCAAGTTTGAAACTTTCAGGGCTTTCAGGGGCTTTCAGATAGTCCACATTGGCATCCGAACCCATGATGAAACCTTTTACAGCACCGTCTATCGAGTCGCCCTGTACTGCAATATCATCGCCCTTCATAACCAATATAGGAAATGCGAAGGCTAGATTGTTTTGACAAAGATGCGAGAACCCAAGTTCGTACATATCTATGTTGTCCTGTACGGGAGACCAACAGGCTCCCATTCTTGAACGGTAGTATATTACAGGAAGTTCGTTAAACCCATGAGGTACGGAACTGATGAGGGAATATCCATCCAGTCCCAATGTCCCTTTGAACTTGCTGATAAGACCGCCCAAACCTCTTTCATCCTGTTTCAGCAGATAGATATTCTGACTGTCATACACCTGTGCGTATTTGGTCACTATCTCACCGTTCTCATCCACATCAGAGAATGTGCGGACAAAATACATAGGTTCGTCTGTAAGCGGATTTACTTGGTAGTAAAGGCAGTCCCCATCCAAATATGAATAGTTGCGCAAATGGACTTTCCCGTTGCTCATATACAGGGCGATTGCACCGTCTCCAGTGGATTTTATGCTATCACAAAACTTGAAGAAGGCGGTGTCTACATGCTTATTGTACCAACCCTTCTTGAATATGTCGAAGAACTTGTTGGAATCTTCGCTATCCTTGCTGTTGGAATTTAATTCGTGATGCAGGTCGTTTCCGCAAAGATGGATAAGCTGCTGTGTCTTAATCATCTGTTGCAAAGCGAAAGACACACGTATCATCTTCTGAACGGTATGCACCGTTTTCTTTTCGGTCGTAGTGCCATCGGATGAAGCCACGTCTATCTCCACTTCCTTGATTTTGTCGGGGTAGAACTCACGGTTGTATATCAAGTGACCGTTAGGGTCAAGTTCACGCAGGAAATCGGCTTGTGTCACGATGTTGTAGAGAGGCTTTTCGTCATTGTAAGACAAAGAATCCAAATCACTTCCCGAAATAAGGTCGGGAGAAAAGTTGCATTGCGGAGAAATTTTAGTGAAAGGTCTTTTCCGCAACAAGTCCTTCACTTTAAATTCTATAGCCATCCTAATCCAGTTATGTGTTTGCGTTTGTGTTTAATATCGAAAATGAAGCGCATGAGCATCGCCTCGATAAAGTCGGGAGAGTGACCGACAAGCTGTTTCATCATCACTTTCTTGATGATGCAGAAGCCTTTGTCGGTATTGTTTATGTCCTGTTTGATAGCCTTGCGCTCCTTCATGAGTATATCACGCAAAGGCACGTTCTTATATCCGTTACCGCTGAATTTAAGCGAAAGAAGGTTCGGGTTGATTGAAATTTCACCGTCATTCAGCGCATGGTAGAACATATATGCGCACTGTGATTTTATATTGTCGTACTGACCCTTGTATTTCTCATCCACGCTCTCACGGTTGTTGAACGGTACGGCATGGGGGAAGAAGCCTTTGAACGACTGACCGATACCCGAAAGGTCGTAGGTCATATCCTCTTCCAGTACGCTCCATTCCTCTAGTTTATTCTTGACTATCTGTAAGACAATCTTCGAGTTCTTGGAACAGGTGAAAATATCCTGAATATGATTGCCAACCCAAAGCCAAAGGACAAGATTATCACCTCCATCAAAAGCCACATCGCATGAGCATCTTCGGTGGTGGTCTCCAACGTGCATATCATTGTTGAAGAACTTTTCCATGTTGGCATAGTTGATTAGATCGTCACCTACCGTCTTGTACTTCCAGTTTCCACGCAGGTCACGTTCTATATCTTCCAAAGACTGATTGGCAAGTGACGAAAGGTATGTAGGGTCAGAACGCAAAAGCTGAATATTTTCTTCCAACCTGCCTTCTATGAATGTGGCTGATTTGATGAACATTTCCTCACGTGTCATGCCTAGGTTGAGCCGCTCGTAAGGTCTGTACAATTCGTCTATCAGTTTTTTGTTCTGCTCATATACCTCTTCACGTGTACTGCCCCATGAAATAGATGAAGGGTCTTTCGCATCCTCACCGCCCATAAAGCAATATCTAGGGACACCGTTTCTTTCGGATATTGGATAACCGTCTTCGCCTATCCACCAATCAATGAACTTTGCTACCCAACAGTCAGGGTCAGGGTTGCAAGTACCGAAAAGTCTGTTTGGGATGAAGTGCGAATTACGGCAGTCGGTCATAATGTACTTGAACTTCTCATACTCCATCTGTGTGATTTCGTCTATTCCGACATACGGTATTTCACGACCTTGGAAACGGTCTTTGAAATTCGAGAATGTACCTGCATAATATGTAAGGCTGACACTTGCGCCCTTGTTGAAATTCCAAGTCATATCATTCTTGGACTTATTGTAAGAACCAAACTGCTGATACAAATCTTCCGATGTGCTTTCAAGCTGCTCCAAGTCACCAATCTCTTTACGAAAAATCGTAGCGTTAAAAAACTTGTTGTTACAATCCTTCATAGCATCGGCAAGTAATGCCCAAGATTTTCCGCCTCCCCTCTTCCCACCATAGATTACAATATCCGTATTGCACGCAAGAAACATCTCCTGACACCCTTTCTGCGGTATCACGATATTCGGATTGGGGACTTTCTTATCATCCTCACGGAGACGGTCTATATAGCCATACGAATATACTTTATCCCCATCCTTTGTTTGCACGATATTGTCTATTTCTGTGTCAGAAACCATTCTAAAATGTATATTTATGCGCAAATATAGTATTTATTTTGCAAAAATATTCAATTTTTCTTTGTTTTTTGAATAAATAATGTATATATTTGCAAAATAATAGCGGAAAAACCGCATAACACATAAACACAAAAACTAAACTAGACAATGGAAACAGAAAAAATCATTTCCACAATTAAGGAGCAGATTGGAACAACCAGTTTGTCAGACAGAACGATTACGGACTACGTTAATAACAACTTGCTTGCAGATGGTACGGAACCTGACGCTGCTTATTTCACTAAGCACGTGAACATTCTGAAATCCATCACGGGCAATTTCGACCATGACGTAGCAACCAAGGTGGATGAGTTCAAAAAGAACTACAAACCCACAGAAACTAATCCCATCACAAAGCCAGTCGAGACTAAACCGACAAACGATTTAGAGGCACGTCTGAAAGCGATAGAGGATGCTAATGAAGCGAAGTTCAAGGCACTGGAAGAGAAACTTACAGCCAAGGAAAAAGCGGCAGAGCAGAAATCCTATCTAACGCAGGTGGAAAGCAAATTCAAAGCCGAATTGGAAGAGAAAGGTCTGATTTACGACCCAATCTACTTTGAACACATTGTAAGGGAGAACGGAGAGTTCGATACGCAGAAATCCTTGGATGAAGCAATCAAGAACGTTTCCGAAAAATACGACAAGATGTTCAAGGACAGGAACAGGCAAATCACCGCAAACGGTTTCGTACCGCAATTCCAACCATCGGCACAACCCAAAGAAGGCTCAAAATCGGCAGCAGAACTATACAAAGAGCGTATGCGTGCAGAAGGTAGACTTCCGAAGGCTGAATAGGAAACACAACAACACAACACAAACACAAAAAACTTAGAAAATGGACAGATTCGGAATGACAAACAATGTCATGGCTACCTACTCGAAAGAGGTTGGCGGTGACTATCCAGTCTGGATTAAGAAGGGTGATAATTTGCAGGGCGGTGGTCTTGTAAATGTAGCCGACATTCCTACAGACACTGGAGTGTTGCAAGAAGGTACAATGGTTATCTTCAACGGTATCGGCAAAGCTGTAACCGTAGTGAAGAGTTCAGACACTGACAATCTTGCAAAAGTAAACGGACTGCTCGCAGAGAGAGTTCGTATTCCTCTTGACAAAACGGTGATTGACGTAACGTGCGCAATAACACGTGAAGGCAAGATCTATGCTGACAGAGCAGACATCCCTGCAAGTGTGGAAGCACTTCTTCCGAAAATTGAATTTGTGCGTGAAGCATAAGGAGGCAGATTATGATTAGAACAGCGGAATTTGACAATATCGTAGACCGTGGACTGGAAGCCCTTGGTTTCAGAAATGACGGTAACGGGACATCCCTTACCAACTATTTCAATTTCATGTTTGCCGAGAAATACAACGCACAGGCAACATTCGCACAGGAGGGATTTCCTGTAAACCCTAACATTCCATTGAGTGCAACATGGGAGCAGATTAACGCAACCATCAGACCGTACACTATGGCAGCACGTGTAGACGTGGATAGTGACGGTCCTACAAAGCACACAGACGGATTCAGTCTGAAAATGGGTTCTCTCCCAACTTTCAAGCATGAAGTTCCGTTTGACAAAAAGACGGTTCGTGAGAAACTGCTTCTTGCACAGGAGATGGGTTACATCAGCCAGAGCATTACTAACGTGATTATGGACTTGATGTTCATGTCAAGTGACAGTCTTATCGGTGGCAACTACAACACTCTGCTCTACATGAGAGACCAAATCGTTTCCAACAAGGGCAAGTACGTGCTCGATGCAACCAACAACCCATTGGGTATTCCATTGGAAGTTGACTTTGGTATTTCTGCATCACATATCAAGACATCAACTTGGTACACAGAGGACGTAGACGGAAACGTTACACAGGATGCAGGTGTGACAAGCGGAACTACCAACCCTATCACTGTTTTGCGCAAGGTAAAACACGATGCAGAGGAAAATGACTTCTGCCCGACAGGACACTGGGAGATTTCCAAAGGTACGAAGGATGCTCTCGTAAGTATGAAGTATTGGAGGGATATGTACACGGCAGCAGCTCATACCGACACTACCAACTTGGCATTGCTTTCGGCACAGGCAGTAGACGATGATATTCTTACCTATATCGGTCGTGTTATCGGTGCTCCTATCGTGGTGAAAGACCATAAGGCACAGGTCGAGAAATGGAACGCTACCACTAAGAAGGTGGAAGTTACCACATTGAAGTCATTCGTTGACGGTGTGATGGTGTATGTCCCTGACGGTGCAATCGGTGACGTTCAATTCTCTAAGCCTTTGGCACTTGATATGCCATGCGCTAAGATTGGATGGTATGACGGTGGCAGAACCCTGTTGCGTCAGACATTCAATTCGGATGCCATGAGTATGCTTGTCAAGTCCGAGTTTACTGGTATGGTTGTGCCTAACAAGACACAATGGATGTACTACGTAACGATTAAAGGCTAGTAAGTAATGGCGGTTCTCACCATAGAAGAATATTTGCGTGGCAAAGTCGGGTACGAGATACCCGATAATGCCATTGCAAGCATCCTTACGGACAGAGGAATACCCGAATCTTCGGATGTTACATCGTTGTCGGATGATGCAAGCGAAAATACCAAGTTGCGTGAGCTATGCACGGCAGACCTATATTTGTATTGTGCAAGTACCCCAAGTACAATATCATCCCACAGAGAACAGGATGGTGGTTGGACTCTTGAATCGGGCGGTACACAGCACTCTGCATACGATGCAAGGCAGCTAAGGGCGTTGGCGCAGGCGATATACGACAAATACGGTGAGACGGTTAAGACGAACAGCACGATAAGAATCGTAAATCTCTAAAAGTGAGACATGAGCAATTCTAGATTCCCACATACTTGCACGATAAGCAGAACGGATGAATCATCACAGTTCGATGATGGCACATCCACCTTATTATATAGTGGAAGCTGCCGAAAGGAACTTAACAAATGGGATGATGCGCACTATGTAAATTCTGCAAACACAGCAATATGGATATTGTCTGTGCCCATAAGAGTGAAAGTGAAATTCGGTGACACGGTATCTGTGGATGACGGGATATGCGAAATAAAAGGAAACGTGAGCGACTGGCAAGTAACCAATATCACTCACACGAACTCTGACGGAGTGTTCACGAAAGACGCAAGCGGAAACGTGACAAGTCTTGACGGAACTACTACAAAAGGTATGCACATATATATCTCTGTAACCAAGAACTAAAATGGCAGACAACAGCAAGGCACTTGAAAATGGTTTCAATAAAGCGAAACAGATTATCCGTGAGCAAGTTGAAAAGGGACTTATGGTGCAAGCAAATAAATTAGTTGAGAAAGCCTACAAGTTATACCATTCTCCAAAGATGGCATTTACTGGGCAGACTTGGACTGGAACTGCTGTTGGGGTTTATAGCAACGGGGCACTGATATACGTGATAACTACGAAACAGTTTGCTGATATGCCCGCACCTGTAAGAAAGAAACTCACATCAGGAGAGTACGCTTTTCTTAAACCCGATTACATGGGCAGACATAGAGGATATAAGGGTGTAATAGAAACTGACAAGGAAAACAGTGAGCAAGACGCAATAGGATTTTTGCAAGGGCATAGAGTGAACGGAAAATACGGTATAACCGTAGTAAGCGGCAGCGAATATGCCAGTTATATTGAGGATGTCCTAAAGGGAGATGTTATCACTGGAACTTATCACTATGCGCATGGTCTGAGAGCGGTTGATTTGGTTAAAGCATCGTAGGCGTATGGAAATGTACAACAGGAACGAAATCTGCAAATCGCTATATACGGTTTTCAAAAACATAGGTGAAAAAACCTTTATTGACGACAGACCTAGTAGCACGACAACACAGATGAACTCATTTGTGGTAATCAAGGTGGGCGAAGTAGACCCTATGCACGCTTACGGAGACACATACGTCACGCTAAAGGTATTTCAAAGGGACAATGACGGGACATCCAAGGTCACACCTTTATCGGACATGGAACAGAAGGTGTATTCCCTATTGCCAATAGACAACGACCTTTACAAGGCACTCAAGCCAAAGACGCTTGAAGCGAAGTCAGACGGAAGCGGTTTCCACTATCTCACGATATATTTTGATTTGATTTTAAAGTAACAACAACACAAAACACATAAAATTATGGCAGCAGCAACTATTACAAAGAGTCTTAGCGACTTGAAGAAAGTGTTTGCACAGATGCACAACATCTACTACACCAAGACACCAAATTTGACTTTGGCTACTTTGGCAAGTTTCGACTTTGAGTTACCAGTCGTTGAAGGCGGTGTAACTTTCAAGAGCGGTGAAGCGCAGTTGACAAAAACAAAACTGACCACTGGAGAACTTTGGGATGTGACTAGCAAGGCAGGCGATGATGATATTGCCTATCAGATTGCATCATTCGCACCAGAGCTTGATTTCCACATTCACAAACGGTGACACTACCGCCACGGCAATGACGGCAGACGTGAACGGTGTGACATACGAAGGTTACGGTATCAATACCGCACCTAAGAAGGTAAGCGGAGGTCTGTTTATGACCAGTCAGGACTTGACAGCGGCAATCTTCATCCCTAACGCAGAGATATTCTCGAACATTGTGAACGACAACGACAAGCCTGCTTATATCAACAGCAAGGTTTCCGCTCTCACAGACACAACAGGAAAGAACATCTATGTATTGTTCAAGAAGATCGTATAGTAAGGTTTTTCTTCTTTCATTAATTACATATCAAGGGCGGCAGGCTAACAAAGACAGCCCGCTGCCCTTTCTTATTTAAACACAAAAGCAGAATATATGCAAAAGACTATGGAACAGCCAAATGCTGACGCACAAAGAGAACTGCAATCCGTTGAATTGAACTTGCCCGACTATGTAAAAGTGAGAGGCAGGAAATTCAAAATAAAATGGATGCTGAATTTTACAAGGAGTAGAATAACAAAGGTAATACTCACAGAAGGGAACGATGATAAGCAGAGCTGTATGTGTGCAGCACTTATGGTATTGAACAGCTTTTGGGCTATCAAACTTTGGTATTGGCTCAAATGGAGATGGTTCTACTACGTGAAGCAGTACAACGAGAACGAGCTTACCGAGCTGCTTAACCTTGGTAAAAAAAAAGTACCGCTAGACGAATACTACACGAATACCATATTGTTGACCGCTCTAAAGGATACGAGCATGATGATGAAAAAGACGGAAGTTGCTACTACCCTTCAAGGACTGAATACGGGGCAGCCTACGAAATCGCCAAACACACGCATGGATGATGCAACCTAGATATTTCTTCTTCGGGATGTACAGAGTTCCGATGTGGGAATATATGTGCGGAATGACAGCAGCGCAGATTGAGTTGATGAGCGTAGACAAGCCGTTGACGCTATACGGAAAGAAGAACAATACGCCCGATGCGGAAGATATACTTGAGGCAAAGGAGCGTTGGGAGAAGAAATACGGGGATAAGGCAGACAAGAGCGTGATGCAAAATCCTTATTGTCAAACTTTAACATTTAATAAAATGGCATTAGATACATTATTCTTCGATTTGAAGATAAACGACATGACCGATGAGCAGATAAAAGCCATCAAGTCACGTTTGGAAAAACAGCTCGGTGCTAACCTAGACATAGGCAAGCAGATACAGCAGTCAGTGAACAAAGGCGGTGGTATTAAAGTGAAGGTAGGAGCAAACACCGAAGCCGCAGAAGCTGCTATTAGACGAATGACGGAATTACTTGAAAAGGGAAATTTAAGCAAGACCGAGATAAACGAACTAAATGCGATAACAAAAGCATTGAAATCCGTAAGTTCAGCTGCCGAAAAGACAAAGAAGGACGTACAGAAAGTAGCAGAGGAAACATCAAACGTACATACCATAAAAATAGATAACAGGGATTCAAATGTTATAAATCTACTTAAAAACAATTTGGAAGTAGCATGGCAGAAAGCAATAGCATTAGAAAACGAACTGAAAGGAATATATAACAGTGGTAAAAATATAAACGGTGACAGTTCCCTAAGGAACTATGTAAAAAGAATATCGGAGGAACTGTATAATGCAAGAAATTCTGTAGTAGGTCTTGAATCCGCACTTTCAAGTATGAGTAAAATGAATGGAAGTGTTGTCATCAACGACAAGATGTCTGATTTCGGAACTAAGAAACAAGCAGCAGAACTAGAGCAAAGAAAAAGAGTTTGGAAACAATGGGCAGAAGAGCAGGATAAAGCAGATAGGGCTGCTTCTGAATCAGCTAGGAAACAAGCTTTGGCACAGGCTGAATTAGCCAGAGAGCAGGCGAAAGCAGTAAGACAATCAGAACTTGAAAACAGTGCAATGATTAAATTACGCGCTACAATAGAAAGCATGGAACTTGCAATGCGAAGATACGAAGCGGTCAGCAATGCGATGGGGAAACCGAAATCTATTGAAGCTGCCATACAGAAGATGCGCGAATATATTGAACTTGCAAGGCAAGCATCCGCAAACGGAAAAGATTCTCTAGCTTTCATGCGTACCAATCAGCTATCAATGGGCGCGGGAAATTTAGAGAAAGCGGTATCTACTGAAATGGCTCTCGAAAGACAAAGACAAAAAGCGCAAGCAGCAGCAGAGGCGCAAGAAAGATTGGCTGCTTCTCACTATAGAGCTTCATTAGCTACAGATTCTCATACAAGAGCATCTTTGAGATTAGGAAATAGTTTGACTGGTCTTATTTCTATTACTGGTGATTTGCGTAATCAGATAGGTATGCTATTTCCGTCTATACGGTAGAACACCTATTGAAGAATGTCGTAGAGATAGGCGGTGAGTTTGAAAAGCAGAAGTTGGCTATGGGAAGTATGCTAGGCTCTCTTGAACAGGCAGACGATATATTTAACCGAATGAAGAATTTGGCTCTTACCTCTCCATTTAACTTCAAGGACTTGTCTAACTACTCACGTCAGCTAACCGCATTTGGAACACCATATAAGGACTTGTATGATACCACAAACAGACTTGCGGACATTTCTGCAGGACTTGGTGGGGATATGAGCAGACTTGTCTTGGCTTTCTCGCAAGTAAAGGCTGCCGCATATTTACGTGGTTTTGACTTCATGGCTACGCTTTGTGGAAACACAGAGGACATAACTCCTTTAATTGCTGGAACACCTCGAAAGGGTCAATCAGCAGCCAAGTACGCTATTGCAGCGTAAAGGTTCAACGACTATCGAAAGACTATCTGAATAAGATAGAATCAAGTAGAGTACAACCAAGCGGTTGGAAATGGGGAGAATCCGAAAGGATTAAGATATAGTCTATTCTTTAAGGTAACTTAAAGCAGTTCACAAGAGAACGGGGCAAGAAACAGCGAGCTTGCTTGAATAAAAAACAGGAAATGAGACAGTTCACCGAATTTGGTGTTTCTTTGCCTGATTTGTTGGCAGAAAAGTACACCAAAGCGGAAGGAAGAATAGTTACGGCAGGAGACGTGATTGAAAGGGTATCTAAGCGAATGGTATCTTTCAATGACGTAAAGGATGTATTGTGGCAGTCCACGGACAAGGGCGGTAAGTTCTATGGCATGCAGAATGTGTTAGCCCAAAGTACAAGCGGTATGGCATCCAACTTAAAAGATGCTATTGATACGATGTACTACGACATTGCCAAATCGAACAGTGGGATGATAAAGGGTACGATTAAGAATATAACTGAACTCGTATCGCATTGGAGGGAACTAACATCGGTGTTGTCGGCAGGTACTATAGTGTATGGTGCTTATAGACTAATTATAGCTGCCCATAACAGAATGATTGGCATGAATACAGCAGAAACACTGAAAGGTGTCATGGCTGCAAAGCAAGAGGAGGCTAGTCTGTTAAGACGGAAAGCATTGAATGAAGGTCTTACGGAAGAGGAGCAAAGAAGGCTAGCCACATCAAAAAAGATAACCGCATCCGATGTTCAGAGCATGGCAGCAAATAAGATGATAAATTCAGACCAGTTGATGAGACTCGTAAACTCTGGAAGAATATCACCAGAAATGGCTGCAAGTTCTGCTAAAATGGTCGGATTGAATAAAGTAGGTAGAGATTATCTTGCCACTCTCATAAGATTAGACAGAGGTATAAGTCAAAACGCTTTGTCTTGGAGAATGTTTACATCGGTATTCAGCAACGCAGCGGACATGAATACTCTGAAAATTAATTTGTTGTCTAGGGCACAGAAGGCATGGCTTACAGGAACTAGATTATTAGGAGACGCATTGTCTTCACTCGGATCTATGTTCGCCACCATCCTATCACCTGCAAATATAGGAATGGCAGGAATATCATTGGCATTAAGTTCCATAATAGATTACAACCAAAGAATTTCGCAGCTTAAAGATGCAAATAAGCAGATGATAAAAGATGCGGAAGACAGTTCTAAAAGCATAGGAAAATTCTTAGATGAAAATTCGATAGCGGATATTTCAAAAAAGGGCGCATCCGATATAGATAATATGGTTGAGGAGTATAGAAAGCAACTTGAAGAAAGCCCCTTGGACATGAGCCATTTCCTTGCAAATGTAGATACCATAGACAACGCAACGGAGAAGCTGACCGCAATGCGTGAGGAATTGGAAAAAATAAAGAAAGTGGATGATGATGTTTCTAAAAACGGAAATCCGTTTATGGCATCAGCGCAGTCTATGGAGCATCTTCTTCCTGATTGGATGATTGGATTGGAAGATAAGATAGTGCCTATTATAAATCTTGCAAAAGACAAAACACTTAATGGTTTGTTCAATGATTTAGAAAGTGGCGCAGCTAAGGTAAACAGAGCAATGGCAGATGTAACTAGCAGCCAACTCACGGAAGCCATAAAGAACATAAAGAAAGAAAGCCCTGACGCTGCTAAGGAATTGGATGCTTTGGCAAGCTCGGGAGCAAATGCGGATGAAATCGTAAGAAGACTTATAGAAACAGGACATTCAGATGCTATTGTAGGCATATTTGGAAATTTAAGCGTTTCCGATATTGGAAATTATAGTAGGTCATTAGATAATGTAAAGTCAAAGATAAATGACGTAATAGATGGATTAGGTAGCAAATTCAAGGGTATAAACACAGGAACGGCTACCGAAGAGGAAGTGATGGAATTTAAGAAGTTGGCTGACGGAATTGCAAAGAGTATGAATTTGTCGGGAGACAGCCTAGACCTATGGAACTCCAAAATAGAGGAAATGACGTCACATTCCGATAAGAATCTAAAATACGAAACTTATAGTTGGAAAGTATTCACTGATAATATAAAGAGCATTGCAGAGAAAAAGGGTATAGACCTAAATAAGGCATCACAAAGACAATGGCTTGAACTTGTAAATGATGCTAAAAGGCAATGTGATGTATTATACCCATGGATGAGCAACTTCTTGCATAGTTTGATTTCAATGGCTAATAATAATCCTATCCAGTTTGTAATCGGAATTAAATCCCAAGTTACGGGAAGACAGCCATTGAAAGGAAGAGGCAAACAGCTTGCAGGAAACTTCGCTGTAAGTAGTCTTTTGGGATATGATAAGTTATCCACTATCCAAACAGACAAGGATGCTTCGGATTTGGTTAAGAGTACTTACGAAACATATCAAGAAGATATGAAGAACGCAAAAGCCAATAGAAAGAGCACCAAGGACATACAAGCCAAATGGAATCAGTTCAAAGAAATTATGAGTTCTGAAATGAATGTTGACTTTATAATTGGTGGAGAAAAGATAGGTGGAAAGAAAGGTCATACAGGCACTGGCGGTTCAAAGACAGACCAATTTTTGAAGGACATACAGACACAAGCTGAAATGATTAAAAAAGCGGTAGATGTATATAAACAAGGTGTGCAGTCAGGTGAAAGTCAATTAGCATCTATTGGAGATATAGAAAAATTAGGAATATTCCCCAAAGGAACATTTGATAAGATTACGAGTGAAGATGAACTAAACAAGTGGTATAAAAACCGTCTTGACTCTTTGGTAAATGCATTGCGAAAAGCTAAAACCAGTAACGAGCGCAAAAAAGAACTTAGCACATTACTAGCCGATTCATTATCATTTGACCGTGACGAATTTAAACATGAGTGGGACTCCAAAAAACAGGCTATAGAAGAAGAACTAAAAACCATCACAGAACAGTGGGGTAACTACAAGTCCATGTACAATATAACAGGAAATAAGAGTTTTTCTGCCATGTCCGCATTTGGAAACGGAACACTATCTTTTGATAATATGGGGGAAGTTCTTAAAAACATGGTTCAAAAGACAGTGGGTAATAAAAATACCTTCGACCAACTTTTAGGAATGACAGAGCAGCAGATAAAAGCAAAATATAGCGGTTCTTCCGAAATACTTATAGAACTTGTAAATAAATATAAGGAATACACCAAGAGCGAACGCAGTGAAGAGGAAAAGTTATATGAGGATTCCGTTAAGAGCACAATGGGATATTATGCCAAGATAGAGCAGATAACGGCAGATTATAACAGAAGAATTTCCATAGCTAGAAAGAACAATAATCCGATATTGGCTAATAAATTGGAGAGCGAAAAGCAAACGAAAATAGATGCTCTAAATCCGCAATATATGCTGTTTTACCAATCAGCTTTGAACTTCACAAAGGACAAGGCAAGAGAAATAGGTCAAGCATTAAAAGATGGTCTAGTAAAACAGATGCAAGACGGTACGATTTCAGCTCACGACTATGCGGAAACCATAGAAAAGATAAACAAGCTATTAGAAGAAAGCGAGAAAAGGCTCACCCCTTTACAGTCTTTTATGGATAGTGGTATAAACGGATATTTCAAGAATATATACGAAGCAGGACAGCGTAAAATTGATAACGGCTCGTCTATGCAAAAGCAAGGTATGGAAATGTACGATAAGTATAGTCAAATATTCAATTCCTCATCTATGGGTTCTCAACAGCAACTTGATTCTAGTGGAAAAATGCTAGCAGGAAAACAAATGATGGTAAGCGGTCAGAATATGCAAGCCATGGGACAGTCAATGCAAGAGTTGTCCTCAAAGGGAGCTATGACTATTGCGATCATAGACAGAATAATAAAAGCCATAGACCAGACTATCCAAGCGATAAATCAAGCTACACAGTCAATAGCTGAAATGGAAGAATCGTTTGGTGTGAACACTAATAAAGGAAGTTGGTTGGTTTTTAAATCATTTACTAGTGGTATGTCCGAATTTTCTTCCAAAGCAAAAGCAGGATGGGAAAGTTTAAAGAGCGGGGATATTGCAGGTGCTATTTCAAATAACATATCAGCTTACGCAAGCATATTCACAAACTTCAATAAGCTGCATGACAAGAAACTCCAAAATAAAATAGACGATTTAGCTCAACAGATAACAGAAGAAAGTCTTGCTATCAAGAAAATTGAGGATGCGCTTAAATATCATCTTGGCAATGCAGCCAATGATTACTTTATCAATACGAGCCAAGTACAGAAGTTTAAGCAGATGCAGCAGATTGTAGATTCTACTAAGAGAAAACAAAAGTTGCAAGTATTTGATTTGCTAAACTTGAAAAAGGCTAACGCATATATTAAAGAAAACTGGGCCACTGCAAAATATCTTGATAAAAACGATAAGGACAACTATGGTAATGCTTACAACTATCAGAGGAATCTGATGGAGCAGCAGAAGCAGCAACTTGAATCTCAGTTGGCGCTTGAACAGCATAGAAAGCATCCAGACCAATCCAAGATAAATGACTATAAGCAGCAAATTAGCGATATGGAAAGCAAGATAGCTAACTTTTCCGAAGAGTTAATGAGCCAGTTATATGGGATAGACTTTAAAGGTTGGGCTTCACAATTAGGCGATGCTTTGTTTGCAGCTTGGCAAAAGGGAGAAAGCGGAGCAGAGGCGTTTAAGAAAACAGCTAATAGCATAATAGCTAACTTAATAAGGAAGTTTGTAGAAGTTAATGTGATTCAGAAAGCATTTGATTCTCTGCAAAAGCAATTATTTGGAGAAAATGGCAAGGGAGGCTTAATAGGTAAGGACAACAAAATTAATGATGATGCTTTAGAGGCCATCGACAAATTCTTCTCTACGACTATGCCCGCAACAGTTGACGCCGCTGATACTTTATATGATAAGATGAGCGAAACAGCCAAGAAGTATGGATACAACACCAAGGACACAACATCCTCTTCATCCACCACAAATGCTATAAGTGGAGTATCTGAACAAGAAGCGAATATCATTGCAGCTTATATGGATGCGATACGGCAGGACACATATAACAATAGAATGAACTTGCTTAAAATCGTAGAGAACGGTGTCAAGATTGAAAGCAGCCCGATGATGCAGGCGCAGCTGTTACAGTTGCAGCAGATACAATCCAACACATACAGGAATATGGAATTGGTGGGTGATATAAAATCTATGTTTAATGATGTTATTCTAGGCAACAAGAAAATATATGTAAACTAAAGCAATATGGAAAAACTAAGCATTGAATTAAGGGATATGGCACGCAAGGCAGGACTTTGCGACCAGTGGTTTGGAGAATGGAAGGATGATAGCGATAATGCTACCCTGTTCGACAAGTACAAACGTGGGATAGATTTCTGTATAGAACACGGTTATCCTACTCTCGATTATATCCGTTCGCACTGGAGTAAACAGGAACTTATGGATAATAACATATTTGTAGACTGTAAAGACGTTATTTGCCACAATCTGAAAGGAACGGTTATAGTGAATGGAGATTGCGACCTGACGTTGAATAATGATTTTTATAACGTATGTGATGTATATATACGTCATAACTCGAAAGTAAAAGTAACAGCTAGACAATGGTGCACTGTCATGCTGAATGTGTATGACGATGCGGAAGTGGAAGTGGATTGCAGCGAAATGGCAAAGGTTTATGTGTACAGGCACTCTGAAAGCAGCAAGGTGAAAAGCATCGGAGAAAATGAGATACTTATAAGGAACGAGGGTTAAATGCTAGGATAGGCTACTTTTCAGGGGTGGATGGTGGGGCTAATAATGAATAATTTTAAAATAAAAATACAATAATATTGTATAAATATACAAATTATTTGTTATATTTGCGGTGAATATTCAACACAAACACAACACTAAGCTATGGCTACAGAATATGACGGACTTACAAGAAGCTCGCTACTGATGCAAAAAATGACTTCCAATGCGCCAGTAGTAAACATATACAAGCAATGGGGGATTGTATGTACAAAGATACCTTTGCCCAAGAACGAAAGCAAGGGACTTCCTACACACGATTTTGCAGGAGAGGATGGAGAGGACACATATATACCGTCATTCATCCCCAAAAAGGCTTATGACGTGACCATCGAATTTGAATACAAGGGCGAACTTGACACTTGCTATGACAACATATTCCTAGGTTTCTTCAAATATCTGTACGGCACTGCACCAACCGATGATAATTACGACAGCATCACGGAGGGCGGTTTCAAGATGTACGACCAACATAATTTAGTTGGGAGACAAAAGGTATATTTGAAAACATTCGACCCAAATGAGCTGATACATCAAAGCGGAGACCATCTCACTTTCAAACTCACATTCAGGGTTACAGACCCCACTACGGATATAGCACTTACAGACCCTAACGCAAAAGTGACATTATGAGATATAAGATATATAGCAAAGACGGAAGCACGGTAAGATGCGAGACTGAAAAGTTGGAATACAACGGTCAGTTCATGGGAGAAAATTCCGTAATAGTTAGTGCCAAGTCTCCTAAACATATAGACTTTAATATAGACGATTATGTAGTATTCAGAGGCGAAAATTTTTATCTTGCTAATATCCCGACAGAGAAAAAGACAGGTGACAGAAATACAAAGGGAGACGTATTCCAATACGACAATATGAAGTTTATGAGTGTTCAGTATGAATTGAACAATGCGGACTTCAACGATTTCGTAGGTGGCAGTCAGACGGATATATCATTCACGGCACAGCCTAATTTCTCTTTTGTGGCTGCCACAGTAACAGATTTGGCACAGCGCATACAGGTCAACATGGATAGATACTACACTGGAGATAAGAAGTGGACTATCAAAGTTGACAACAACTATACGACAAGCGATGATAATCTGAATAAGCTGATTACCATTTCAAATATCACTTGTTGGGGCGCACTTGCTTTGTTTAAATCATTATATGACACTAACTTCATCGTAAGAGGGCGCACCGTTACTATTGGAGGCAGTGGAAGCATAAAGGACATTACTTTTAAGGTAGGGGCATATAAAGGTCTATGGGATATGACAAGAAATTCCCAAACAGACCAAGGAATAGTAACCAAACTTACTTCATACGGAAACACAACAAATATACATCCGAGATACTATTCTCTTATCGGTGTAACGGTAACGGCAAAACTGACTGCTTTCGACCATATAGCAAGCAGCTATTCCCTATTCTTCCTATTTGACCTGAACCATACCACGGAACTTAACGATACGGTCAAATTCAACATTTCGGGAAGTTCTACATCATACGAACTTCAAGGAACATGGGGCATATACAAAGATTACACATTCGGTTGCAGAGGAATGGCAGAGTCTTTTGCCGCATACAAAGTAGACACAACTTCGGCTATATATGAAGATGTAAGGGCGAAGGTTCTTTCCGTTGGGTATGCGAATACAAGCGTAACATTCGTAAGCGGTGCGAGGAAGGATAATATATCCGACCTATCACATTTGTCTTTTGATGTAAACAGTAAGCTGCCTAATAACATGAATATTATGAACCTCATGCTACCTGCATTTCCTACGCAGACATTGGCAGAGTGGGTTGAAGAGAACAAGAGCAAATATTCATGGTTACAGGAGTATGTAAATCAAGGATATACATTTTCTACCGAGCGTTTTTATCCGTGTATTTATAGTAAAAACAAAGACGTACTGGGTATCAGACCTCATACGGAATACTTTACTTCGGAGGATGAGACGCATAAGGACATATATCCTTCACTTCAATATTTCCAAGACGACAGAAATCAAGTTGTCGGGGCTACCACTTTAAACGGTGGCACAATATCAGACAGCGGAGTATTTGTCGAAGGTGCGACCGTTGACCCTATATATATTATCATACCCGATTTAGGATTTGATTTTAACGATGTAGTCACATCAAAAAATTCTTTTACTCTGCATTTCAATTCGGGATATTGCGGAGGTCGTGATTTTACTGTAAGTTGGACTAAAGATGGTACTACATGGAAACTGAAATGTGCGAGAATAAAGGATGATAGCATAGGCAAGTATTTCCCATACGTGGATGCCCCTATCAAGAACGGAGATAAATTTGTCATAACAGACATTTATATGCCCGACTACTTATATAGACCAAGCAAGTGTGACACTTCTTAAATGGTCGCTTAAATGGCTTGCAAAAAACGACTATTCCGTATTTTCATATCAGCTTACACCCGATATTAATTTCATAAAGCGTCACGATGATAAAATAACCGATAAAGGAACTACATTCTATCGTACCGTTAAAGAGGGAGATATATTATTGATTGAAGATACGGATATAGGTGTCACTGGCTCTATAACAATAGACCAAATTAAGATTACAGAAGGTGATGGACTTCTGCCTAAATATGAAATCACGCTTAGAGATACCAAGACGGTAGGAACTGTACAAAAGATACAGCAGCAGATAGATGCCATTGTAAGCGGTGGTGTATCAGGTGGATATAACTCTACACAGGTAGGCGAGATTGCGTATTCAGCACTTAAAGATAAATTTTTATCTAAGGTGAGCGCAGATACCGCTGCCGGTCTGATCACCTTTCTGAAAGGGCTCAAACTGGGAAGTAACTTCTCCATAGACGAATTGGGCAACGCTATACTCAACTCAATTTCGCTAGGTACATTCGAACATCTTGTCAAAGGTCTCGGTTTGTATAAGAACACAAGCGGTCACTGGTGTATAGAGTGTGACGAAGCATATTTCCGCATCAAGGCAGTATTCGAGGCTTTGGAAATCAGAAAGATGTATTCCAGTGCTGGCAATATCAACATATCGCCTTCGGGAAGCAAAATTACACGTGTAGAATGGCTTGATGCAAGCGGTAATATTACCACGGTTGCTGCTGATACAGTGGCTTACAAATGCTATTTCCTTGCCGATGACGGAACGACAGCAACCACGAACTCGTGGCAAGCAAAAGATTACGCACTGTGCAAGACGTTCAATATCAAAGAAGGCGTTTACACTAACGTAAGTAATCAGTATTATTGGCGAAAAGTCACTGATGCAGGGAGCGGATATATAACGCTTGGAAATCTGACAGGTCAGTTTGATGAGGGTTCCACGATACCGCAGGCAGGCGACAGCGTTGTGATGAGAGGTTCTGATACTGACGGTCGAAAATCGTATATTGAGATTCTCTCTAATGATGAGAACGCACCTGCTATCCTCATGTTCGCTGATTGTATGGGATTTGCTAGCAAGGGCCAGAACACAGCTATCATATCTCCAGAAAAGGTTCAGTTTGCTACAAAAGTTTTCAAACTTATAGATTACGATAATGTTGCGACTCCAGTTGTGATATACAAGGGTGTGTATGATGCTTCAAAAGTCTATTATTATAATAACAGTGTTACCTATAATGGAAGTTTGTGGGTATTAGACGGTGTTGCTGTGGGTGCATCGGCTGCTGCAGGGACGGAGCCCAAAGACGGCTCAACCGTATGGACTAAGCAAGTGAGCAAAGGCAGCAATGGCACAAGCGGAGTGACGTACTGGTCGAGTCCTAGCGTGCTGATGATAGATGCTATAAAGAACGGGGGTAATCTATGCTCGTCTACATATTTCTCCAATACGGTTAAATTCTATGCGCAGATAGGGGGCGTTTCACTTACCGCTGGAACAGCAACATTATCGGGAAGTGCCTATATGGACAGTGACATGAATGCGAACACTGATACAGTTGGACAGGTCACATTCAGCGATGATAATGGCATAATAAAAGAGGGCACGATTAATGTTACCGTACCTTTCACCGATGCTTCGGGCAACTCATATTTGCATGACTTCCCGATTGAAGTTAAAGCCGTAGTTGGAGGCAAGGGAATAAAGTCGGTAACAGTTATGTATCTTGCTACAACGGTCAGTTCAGTATCTGATTACGAGGCATTCAAGGAGGAGACAGGCTGGACCACCACCGAACAATCGGTTTCGGAAGCAAATCCGTATTTATGGACTTACCAAATTACCACTTATTCAGACGGGACAAAAGTCGCTACTGTACCTCATATAATTGGCACGTACGGGCATGATGGTATTAACGGAACTAACGGATATTCCTTGCAACTTAATCCAAATCAGTTGGTAGTAGACACTGCTGATGACGGTAAAGTCCCTGATACGGCATTGCCACTCAAATGCACTATTATTGTACTGAAAGGTGGTAGTCAGATGGCTACTAGTGTTTCAATTACCTCAAACACGAATTGCACGGCATCCGCAAGCAGCAATGTAATTAGCATAACCGCAATAAATGAAGAGACGGTAGACGGTCAGACAATCAGTTGCGGTAGTGGATATGTCGATTTTACGGCAACAGACACGACAGACAATGTAGCCTTGTCGGGCAGAGTGTATTTCTCTGTTAATGTGTACAAGGTTACATCTAAGATTATGAAAGATAATGACGGCATTAATCTTAGCGTTAAATCCTTGCAAACTAAAACAAACTCGCTTGTAACGGAAGTAGGTAATCTTACAGTACAGTCAAATGAAATCAGTGCAAGTGTAAGTCAGACTTCCGCTGCAAAGAACAACTTGATACCTAACTCTTATATCAGAGGTATAAGCAAATTGTACGCTTGCTATTCAAGGTCTATGTATCTGACAGCAGGAACATACGTATTCAGTGCAAACGGACACGTAAGCTCAAATATGGCATCAACAAGGATGCTGAAAGTGTATATTCATAACTCCGCTTGGACTTGGTCTAGAACACTTTCATTTGATGCAAGCTCTGCAACTGCTTGCTACATAACCGACTATGACAGAACGAAAGATGCTACCATATACCAAACAATTACGGTTGAAACAGATGGCGAATACACTTGCGAGGTGTATGACTACTCCGATGATTCAAGTGAAGATACTTCGGGCAGCTATGTTGTGATTAACTGGCTATCGCTCACTTCTGGAAGTGTCCGTATGCCATGGTCTAGGTGTGAATCGGATGCGGAGGTAGGACAGAATATGCTGCCGTGGGCGATGAACGAATACACGGAGCATTATGGTACAATAACAGAAAACGGTTATACTGGGAATGACGGTACGCTTACGGACATGGTGGCAAATATCATCAATATTCCTACGTGGATAAGCGGGGAATTATACTCGGTTGGCAATTATGTCACTTACAACAGCTTATCATACAGATGTATCAAGGCTACCACTTCCGCATACGAAGCACCAACAAACACAACTTATTGGACTCAGGATATAAAGGTTCAAGACTTGCTTGTCGGTACTGTAACAGTAGAAGCCTATATGACATATACATTAAGTTTCTATGCAAAGGGTTCGGGTATGATAAACACATTCCTACGCTACTCTGCCTGTATGGGAAGTATATGCAGGATGGGCGGTGAAAGTCTAGACAGTAACGGCTACAACTGGTTAGATGCACCTAGCGAATGGACTAAGATAACCGTGAACTTCTCTACCTATACAAGTGGCGGAAGCAAAGAGGTCGTAATCAGACAAGTTGGTGAAGGTTCTGTTTCAATCGCAGGTGTGAAGTTCGAGAAGTACGGACTTGCAACAGACGGTCTATCTAAGTCTGATTTGTATGCAACAGGCATTGATATTCAGAGACACAAGATAATCGCTACATCCGACAACTTCTACTTGCAGAACAATAGCGGTCAGCTATCGGCAGCAGTGGATGAAAGCGGAAACTTGTCGGCAGGTTCTCTTTCTACACTTCACGAAAGCGGTTCACCTTATGTTTACATCAAAGATGGTGAGATGAAAGTTTTCGGTAATACCGCTATGAATATCAGATTTTGGTGTTAATTCAGATGGTATGGCGGTACTTGAATATTACGACAATAGCGGTAAACTTCTGTATGACCTGGGTCCGAATGGTGGTCAACAAGTAAAGATTTACACATCCAACTGGGAAGAAATAAAAGTTGTATCTATTACGACAATCGGTTATACAGAGAGCACTATCCACTGCTAATGGTGCAACGGTAGACAGGACAGACGCATACAAACTGTTTTCTATCAATTCTAACTATTCAGTAACTACTTTATACAAGTATCATGCAGGCAAACTGAATGGAACGGTAGTAAAGGATGATACGTATGGATTTTCTATAGAACAGCAACGGCGGCAGACGGACACGTATTTACCGCTAAGAATATAAATAACCTTTGCACAGGCACTTATACATACAACAATGAGAGTCAGATGCTTATGAACACAGACGGACTCTATGCAAAGAAGTTTGTTTGGTTCTCGGCAGGAAGTATGTCTAGCGGTACATGGTATTGCACGAAGGCAAATTATAACATTGTAAACGGATTGGTTGCAAACTAAAATATAAAAAGATATGGCAGATATAACAAAGACATTAAAGCCTACAAGGGTAGTCAAGGGCAACACCTTTAAAATCACTATCCCGATGCAGCAGATTACGGGATATGACAGTGCCAACAATCCTATCTTGACCGATGTGGACTTGACGGGATGCGAGGCTGATACATCCGTAACGTTGTATAGTATGTACGGCAAGACGGTCAAGGACTTCACGATAAGCGGCATCAACATCTCGTTTACCGTTGATGGAGACTTGAATAACGGTCAGTACGACATCGAGGTCAAGACGGTCAAGAACGGTCAGAAATTGAGAATGGACTTGAAGAACGCACTTCGCATTGTGAACTACAATGAGGATGCTGACCTACCTAGTGGCACGGAGTTCGGTGTGGACACGTACACCTTGCAGCCGCAGATTGTGTTTGCGGTAGGGAAAGATGGCGATAACGGCAAATCCGCTTATGAATTAGCGAAAGAAAACGGGTTTGCTGGCACTGTAGCAGAATGGCTCGCATCTCTGAAAGGATTGCAGGGATATAAAGGAGATAAAGGAGAAAAAGGCGACAAGGGCGACACAGGAGCTGCCTTCACTTACTCGGATTTCACGCCCGAGCAGCTTGCAGCATTGAAAGGGGACAAAGGCGATAAAGGCGAACAAGGGATTCAAGGCGAACAAGGGATTCAAGGTGAGCAAGGCGAGAAAGGAGACAAGGGCGATGCCTTTACCTTTGCAGATTTTACGTCTGAACAAATTGTAGAATTGCAGAAGCCCGCTACCGATGCATGGTTGGAAAGTCTGAAAGGTGCAAATGGAAGTTTGGTACGCATAAACTCTACCACAAAGATGTGGGAACTATCTTCGGATAACGGAACTACTTACACGTCTTTGGGCATAAAAGCGGAAGGCACAGACGGTACTACACCTCAAATCCGCATCAACTCAACTACATTCGATTGGGAATTATCTATTGACGGGGGGTTGAAGTGGATAGACATGAATGTGGCGGCTAAGCAGGCTGTATCGGGTGCGGAAGTAGTTCAAGTCACTGGACAGGAAACTGGAAAAGTGATGAGCCAAAAGGCTGTAACGGATGCAATAGCAGGTACAAGCGTAGATATAACACAATTATATAAAACTCTTAACGGATTAAATTATTGGGCATGGAGAGAGGCTGGTAGCAATAAAATTATTAAAACTATTGTTTCAACTAATCTGACTTCAATGGCAAGTAAATTTAGTAATAAATTTAAGGCAAAAGGACTATCGAAATTCGAGAGTTTAACAGATAAGCTCAACGCTGGAACGTTAGATGACGATTATCTTTTATACGATAATAAATGGTGTGTTCTTAGCATTACGAGAAGTAGTTGGGACTACCCTTCGTTGGATTCTTTTAAAATTTCAAACAGATGTCTATATCTTCCATATTTTTTATCCGACATATTTATAGATAATTATGTGTATGAAAGTTATAATACTTTAACATATACTTATGTTAAAGCAACAAGCGCGATTAATATTACATTTAGTTTTAGCGCACGTGGAAAAGCACAATTATTTGTCAACGGGACATCTATATCACAGTGCTACTACACCACAAAATCGATAACAATATCTCTCGTTGCTGGATGGAATGAAATTGCGATAACAAATTCAACTCACAATGATGGGCTATTTACAGAAGTGAATACATCACTAAGCACGATTAGCGGAATTGAAGAAATGAAAAGCGGATATAATAAAAATAATATTAGTGATATATCTGACCTATTCCTAACATATCCTGACACATCTGCCGTGACTAACATGTCATCCATGTTCAGTAATTGCGTTGCATTAACAACTCTCGACCTCGGAAACTTTGATACATCTGCCGTGACTAACATGTCATCCATGTTCAGTAATTGCGCTGCATTAACTACTCTCGACCTCGGAAACTTTGATACATCTGCCGTGACTAACATGTCATACATGTTCAGTAGTTGCGTTGCATTGACTACTCTCGACCTCGGAAACTTTGACACGTCTGCCGTGACTAACATGACAAGTCATGTTTCAGCAATTGCGTTGCATTGACTACTCTCGACCTCGGAAACTTTGACATGTCTGCTGTTACTTCTATGTCAAATATGTTCAGTAATTGCGCTGCATTGACTACTCTCGACCTCGGAAACTTTGACACATCTGCCGTGACTAACATGTCATCCATGTTCAGTAATTGCCCTGCATTAACAACTCTCGACCTCGGAAACTTTGATACATCTGCTGTTACTTCTATGTCAAATATGTTCAGTAATTGCGCTGCATTGACTACTCTCGACCTCGGAAACTTTGACATGTCTGCTGTTACTTCTATGTCAAATATGTTCAGTAATTGCGCTGCATTAACAACTATAACAGGAGTCATAAGCGGTGCTTGCGAAGATACAGAGATATGCGGATGCAAGCTACCTCGTGACGCAGAAGCACATCGCAGAGGTAAGCAAACTGACAACTGTTGCGGAGGTCGAGGCATACGACATCACACAAGGATATCCCGAAAAATTAAGTTTTTAACTTTTAAAATTATAAGATTATGTTGGAAAAATTATTGAATTGCAAATTGGTGTATGCCCTCGTGGCATTGGTGCTAAGTTTCCTGATGATTTTACAGGAAGAGTCGCTAGGTTCTAGCAACATCTGGGCAATCGCCCTATGCGTGGCGGCAGGTGTGGGACTTGTGTTGGAGGTCGTGAATTACTTCAAGTTCACAGGTCGCTTTAATTGGTTAAACGTTTTGTCGGCATTGGCAGGCGGACTGAGTAGCGATTGTAATAGCACTTCTGAAATGGGGAAGTTGCTAGATTGGCTGAAAACAAGCAACCGCTATAAACATCTTATCGGTGGTTGCTTAATCGGACTCGGTGCGGACAACTGCTATTGTGCAGCGTATGTCGGTCTAGGTGTCGCAAGTGCTTTGGAGTACAAAGATAAGGCATGGGGCGGTGCTTGGGACTGGACAGACTGGATATGCACGGTCGCAGGTGTCGGCATCGGGTTCGGAATTAGATTATTAATCAGAAAATCGCATTCGTACATCCGATACAGGATTTCATGGTAGCTGCGGTAATGCTATTCTCGCTGAATTATATTTTCGGGCTTACCGCTGACATATCCACTGGAGGTGGATGGAGCTTCCATAAAAGCATGGTTTTCTTCTACCATTCGTTCCTGTTTTTCGGGCTTGCATTTTTCGTATTCGCAATAGGGCATTTCCTCCATAACGATGTAGGGGCTGTGCAGTGTGTGTCTTTTCTGTGCTATGCTGCCGTATATTTTTTTGGTACTAATATTTTCAGAAACATGTTGCAGATTCTTTCATACGGATCACCCATGTGGCGGCTCGTATCTTTTCTTTATTATATTTTCAGTTTGCAGTTCACGGAAAGGCTGCCGCTTCTGAAAAATTATCTAAAAAACAAAAAAGAAAAAAATGGATAAAAAACAATTTGTCAAATGGATATATCCGCAGGCGAAAAAGAACGCTGACATTTCACCTGTGTTCGTCACCGCACAAGCGGCACTG